GGAATGGTTTTTTGAAGGTTTTCGTCATATTGAATATATCATTGATTGTCGTATCACAATGGATCATTTTGGATATGATGACTTCTGGGAAGCATTATCATGGGGTTGGTGTTGCGAATACATTTACCCTTATGATGATCCTTATGATCCTCGTATTTCACCTGAACGCAAGTTAAGGTTAGGGAGGTGGACATAATGGATTTCCCAGTGTTCTTAAATAAGTGGATCATCGGATTAAAACCGATTAAGTACACAATTTTCTGGTATTGGTATCGTCTAGTAAATCATTCTGGTTGGCGAATGGATGATCACCAACGATATTCTGACTTCTGGTTAAATCTTAATCATGGTTGGGATCATATGAATTATGTGCATAAGTTTGAAGAGTTCTGGGGTAAGGGTTCTTATCCACCAGAACGTATCGTATTACCAAAAGAAAACTTTGATGCTCTCGTAGAAAAATTAGAACTTCCTAGTGAAGCTACAATGGAGAGTGTCAGGAGACTTGCAAATCGTAAATCACCTTGGAACAAAGATTATGACCATTGAAGTAACAGAAAAGGGAGATGGATCATTTGATATTTCTTGGGATGAAAATGATCCTGTTGAAAGTATCTTGAACACTTGGACGGAACAGGACTTTATTGATTGCATCAGGCAAGAGTGTGAGAGGACACTTGCGAGGCTGTCCACTGATGACGCCATAGGACTCACTGATGCGTCATAGTAGCCAAGTAATCAATCAAACCCATGGCAACTCGTTCTCGCATTGGTGTTCAACTCAAAGATGGTTCTGTTCTCTCTGTGTATTCTCACTGGGACGGCTATCCCGAGTGGAATGGTAAGAAACTGAAAGAACACTTCAACTCCTACGAACAAGCTGCAGAGTTGATTGATGGTGGTGACATCAGTTCTCTGTGGACTGATAAAGATTGGGAACAGAAAGAAATGGAATCCCGCACTCTGTATTATGCTGAGCGTGGTGAAACTGACACCGAACCTAATCTTGATAACTCCTTCCAAGCTTTCATCAGTGGTGTGAATGATTCTTGGGCGGATTATGCCTACCTCTTTGCCGATGGTGAGTGGAAGTGTTATACTCCTAAAGGTAATGAAGAACAAATCCCTGCGTGATATGAAAGACCTCATTCAAGTGAAGTATTACTTCAAAGAGTTTCCAAACACTACTCTTTCAGTCTTCCTTAAGACTGAAGAACAAGTGGAGGCTTTCAAAGCCAAACACCCCGACTATGTTTATGTTGGAGAAACTAAATGACACAAGACAATACTGTTCTCAACGCTTAAACAAGTGACGAAATCTCTGTTTGTTGTTGTTTCGCTGGTGCTTACTGCACCAGCTTTTGCACAAACTCCACCCGCACCAAAAACACCAAAAGTCTATAAGCCTTTTGTCTATGAAACTCCATGTCAATTAGAGACGGGTGGATCTATCTACGAGGATCTTTGTAAAGTTATTGAAACTCGTGAACCTGGGGGTGCTCTTAGGACTCGTAACATTTTCTCTAATAAATGGAAATTAACTATCAAAGGACGATTTGATAAAGAGAAGGGATATATGACTTGGGACAGTCATAATAACTATGAATACAAATGGGAGTATAAATCTGCTGGAACTGGGTGGACTTATGTAATGCCTGGCGTACTTCTTGAGAATGTATCTTGGGACTGATAAGGATCTCTGATCATTAAGCCCCTTGACTCTCTCCCTAAGTTGGTTCATACTAGCTTCAGAAGAGAACCCTCCCAGCGAAACCACCCGACATCGGGACAGGTCATGGGTAAGATCCTTCACATGCTGTAGGGGAGATCGGCACCCCCACCCAAACCAATTCACTTCACACATGAACGACGATTTCAACTACGATTACATGACCGAGAACGATCTTTACGAATCCATGATGGAAACTGGTCCTGAAGATTGGCTTCCCTCTACTGGTATTCGTGAAGAGTTTGATGCTGAAACGCTTGCTCTTTTGAGGAACTTCTGATAAAATAGATTGGGTAATGGTTTAAGGGTTTAGATGAAGGTTGTTGAGAGACACCGATACGATGGGGAAGAAATCTTTGAGACTCGTTCTCTTAGGTTTCTTCCTTTTTCTTATGAACCCGCAGTGATTCATGCAATAAGTAGAATTATTGCTGACCAACTGACGCCTGATCTTCTCACCAAAAAGTACAGAGAAGAAAATGCAACCAACCCAATGTTTGGTCATTGTTACCATTCAACTCAGGCTTTGTTCTACCTGATGGACACGGATAAGTTAGTTCCTATGAGTGGAATTGACTATCGGAATGATACTCACTGGTGGTTACAAGATGGTGAAACTATCTACGATGTAACTGCGGATCAGTATTACTCTGTAGGACAAGTTCCTCCGTATGCAACAGGAAAGAAAACAGCTTGGTATGGTTGGAAACAACGACCACATCAAAGATCTCTCAAATTGATTATGAGAGTTCTTGATTCCATGAAGATTTCGTATTGTTACGAAACCCTCAAACGCCAGTCAGGGGCCTTGACAGAGTTCTTTGTCTGAGTTACACTTAAAACATCAAAGAAACGGACTAAATCCCAACTCTTAATTGAGACGGTCAAAACTCCAAATCTGAGATACCCATTCGCTTTTTTACTATGAAAACAAACACAAAAACCTACACTCTCACTGTATCTAAACTGGCTTCTCTGCAACAGGACACCAAGATTTATCTTGATGAAGCCTTCCAGTCTAATACACGCTGGAGTACCCAGATGAATCAAGCATACATTAAGTCTGTGCTTGAGGGTAAAGCAATCACCCCAGTTACCTTGGGGAGACTTACGGATCTTCTGAGTTCTATTGAACTTCATTATGGTCCCACTCACTCTGATTATCAGTTTTTCAAAGATCTTTTGGATCAGGGTTTTGAATACATCACGATTGATGGTAATAATCGTGATAATTGTATTTGCAAGTTTCTGAACAATGAGTTTCCTCTCGCCGAAGGGAAATACTTCATTGAACACAACAACATCCAGTACTTTGAAGCAACAAAGAATAGTAAGTATTTCAAGGACTTGGATCCCGATGTTCGCAACTACATTGAGAACATCTCTATGAACACTTTGATGGTTTTGCAATCCGATCGTACAGGACTTGCTGAACTTTTTAGCAACATCAACCAGGGTCTTCCTCTCAACAATCAAGAGAAAAGGAACGCTATTCCTTGTCGTTTTGGTAATCTTGTTCGCAAACTCGTTCAGAGTCACATGAACTCTTTTGTGAACCTATACAACGCAAAAGCTATCAACCGTAGGCACCCAGATGAACTGGTTGTAACAATCGCAGTTCTTGTTTCTCATAATCTGAAAAATCTAGACAAAAATGCTCTAGATGATGCTTATGGGGATTCTACAGTTGAAGTCGTTTCTTTCAACAGAACTTCCGCGATTGTTGAACAACTTTCTAAGATTGTTGTGAACTATGGTGCTGCTGGTTTTGACATTGGTGGAAAGAAAAACGCTAACCTGATCGACTTTGCAATGTTATTGAATTATCTCAATAACAACTCCATTGTGATTGAAGATTACAAAGGCTTCTATAATTGGTTTGTGGAAAGCCAATCAGAACGGATTGCTAATACTGACATTCTTTATTGGGGTAAAAAAGGAAACAATCCTCGCAGTTATGCAGGTCTTTTGAGAAGTTCTACCTCAAACTTCCTCCAAATCCGACTTGATAAACTGATTGATTCTATTTCTTCCGCACCCGACAATGTTTTGACTTTCCGTGATAAAGATCGTAAGTATGATCCCAAGATCCGTTATAGTCTCTGGAAAGCCCAAGAAGGACGATGTGCATTGACTGGTGAACCTATTGATGCCCGCCACATTTATGATGGATCGGTTACTCACATTGACCACAAAGATCCTTGGTCAAAAGGTGGACAAACTACGGTGGAAAATGCACAACTAGTGTTTGCAAATGCAAACCTTCGTAAGGGTGCTCAACTCGTAGAAGTTACATCTCTTTGAGTACCTTATCTAATTCATAAGGTTTCCTGATCAAAAACCCCTTGACACCTCTATGGTCAGGGGGTATCCTTATTCATGTAACCCAAACCAGTTATGTACTGTCCTGCAACTCTCAAGCCCACTATCAACGGACTGAAAGAAAAGTATCCACACTTCCGTGAATCTTGGACTACCTTTGTCAAAGATTCTATTATCAGAAAGGGGCTTGAACAACTTCCTAAAGGTGAAATCAAGTTGTTAGGTTTGAAAGATATTTGCAAAAAACAATGGAACTTTGAAAGTGATTGTGAATACGATGTTGTAGTGAAAGATCTTTCACGAAGATTTGGAGAAACTAAACAAAAGTATTATGAAGAGTTTTCTCAAAAGTTTCCGAGAATGTTTTCCAAAATTATTCACAAACCTAGTATTGATGAGTTCACGGTAAAAACTTCTAAAAAAACTATGGAAAGATGTTATAGGGTATCCTTTGAAGCTTACGGGTGTTTCTTTGATCTTTCTGAAGAAAACATGGACGCACTGTTTGATTATGCAAAAAAACTTAACAGATTGATCTAATCCATAAGGATCTCTGATCACAAAGCCCCTTGCCCTCCCTAGGGGGTAAGGAGTATTCTAGCTGTATTGAAACGCAATTTGATGATTCCTCTTCTCCGTCCACATCAAGAACGTGCGGTTGATCTTATGCAACTGCATGAAAAAGGTCAGATCGTGGTCCCCACTGGTGGCGGGAAAACGATGAAGATGATCCGCGATGCAATGATGCAACTTGAGTCTCAAGATGCAAAGACTATTGTTATCGTTGCACCACGCATCTTGCTCGCAGAACAATTATGTTCTGAGTTCCTAGAGTTTATCACCAACGCAAGTGTGATGCACATTCACTCTGGTGAAACTCATCACTTTAGTTCTACCAAACCCCAAGAGATTGTGGATTGGGTTGTGAACACCAAAGGTCACAAGATGATCTTCACCACCTATAATTCTCTGGGTCGTCTGCAACAAACTCGTCTCCCCGTAGATACCATCTACTTCGACGAAGCTCACAACTCTGTGCAACGTCACTTCTTCCCTGCAACTGAATACTTCAGTCAGGAAGCTGACCGTTGTTACTTCTTCACTGCGACTCCCAAACATTCTCTCGCAGTTGGTAAGCCTGGGATGAATGATGTAGAAGTTTATGGTCAGGTGATTTGTAATGTTCCTGCACCTGAACTTGTGGAAGGTGGTTACATCCTCCCTCCTAAAGTTATCGCAAAACAACTTCCTATGGTTGGTAAGGGTAAGATTCCCGCAGATCGGGATTGTACTAACTTGATTGAGACTCTGGATGAATGTGGTAAGGACAAAGTGTTGATCTGTGCGAAAGCTACCAAACAGATCTCTGCACTGATGTCCGAGACTGATTTCATCCAACAACTCCAAGATCGTGGGTTCTCTTATCTCTACATCACCGCAAAGACTGGTGCAATTATCAACGGTCAGAAGGTGAACCGTGAGGTATTCTTTGAGACCCTAAGTTCATGGGGTAAGGATGACAACAAGAAGTTTGTTGTGCTACATCACTCTATCCTCTCTGAGGGTATCAATGTCTCTGGACTTGAGGGTGTGATCTTTATGCGTTCGATGGACTACATTGGTATCTCTCAAACCATCGGCCGTGTGATTCGGATGCACCACAACGATGCAGCTCGTATCCGTAGTGGTGAACTGGTTCCTGGTGACGTTGACAACTATACCAAATCTTTTGGTCTGGTTGTTGTTCC